ATTAAAATTAAACGTTAAGATATGAGTTACGATGTTATTGTAGTAGGAAGTGGACCTGGGGGTTATGTTGCAGCCATTAGAGCTTCTCAATTGGTATTTATGTTTCGCAATTATCGGTTTGGGAATTTCTAAAAATTTTATTAATGATCGTTTAGTTATTTTAGGGGTTGTAATTATTTCTTTTGTTGGGCATTACATTAGCCCTATTGTTTACAATATGGAATATTCATGGAAGATTTGGGGGTTATATGGAGCAAGTGTTAACTTTTTAAAGTTAGTTTTTGTTTTGTTCTTATGTAATAAAAACTCTTATTTTTTAACTCCTTTAGCGCGTTGGCTTAGTTTCATATTTTTATGTAATTTATTTGTTCATATGCTTAATCACATTGATTGGGCTGTATTAGAAACAGAGTTTTTATCTATTACGTTATTTACAGTTTCTGTTGCGAGTAAAACTTATACCTATGATGCCTATAAAATATTAGTTCAATTTTTTAATTTTATGGCTTTAATATGTATTTATGTTAATTGGATTTCAAGAAAATTAGGACAAGGAGAAGGGAGTGGAGATAATCAGTCTGGTTCTGATAATTATACTTTTTTGGCTAGGAATAACCTATTATAGAAAAATTGTTATTTCTGAACCTAACATAGTGCGCCAAGATAAAAATGTTCAATTAGCTGAGTGGGCTATGAAGTTTGACGAGCTAGATGCAATAAAATCACGCTCAGAAAGAGCTGAAAAGCTTCATTCGTTATTAATTGAAAGAAGAATCATTATTAATGGTGATTTACAAGTTGGTTTTTGTGTTAATGAAACAAAAGTTGTTAAAACATGAACATAAGACAGGTTCTTGCTAAAAACTTGTTATTTCTTATGGAAAAAGAAGATACGAATAAATCAAAGGTAAGTCAAAGAGCCAGGGATTTAGGCTTTAATCTTCATAAAAATACACTTTCAGACATAGAAAATGGAGCGATTGATGTAAAAATATCGACTATTCAAAATATAGCATATGTATTTAATGTGAAGGTTGGTGATTTATTATCAGAGTCTTTATGTCAAAAACAACGCAGTTGCTTTAATGTTAATGAATCTTTGGATTTATTTAATTGGGTTGTTTTAATGGTTGAGACGATTTTCATTCAAATGAAATTAAGTGATGTTAATTTTAAATGTAATCTTATTTTGAAATTAACCGAGTTAGCTGCTAATGAAGGTAAGGAAGCAGCTTACTTTGAGTTAATAAAAAATATTAATGATTATTATAATTAATAATCATTAATATTGTTATTTTAATGTTTTTCTTCTTGAAATTGTTTTATAGCCAGATATCGCTATTTTCATAAATTGTGGTAAATCAATATTACCATCCTCATCAGACAAAACTGTATACGCATCTTGAGCACAATCAACCAATAGTTCATGGTCTATATCAAAAAATTTAGCTATCGGTTTACCTTCACTGTCAAAACCTAAAGGGCTATATAAATAAAAGTAGTCTTCTGAAGATAACCCTAATCCAGCTGATATTTTAATTAACGTTCCTCCTGAAGCGTCAGAGCTTGCGGCTATTACTCTATTTATTTGTGTTTTACTTAACGATAGCCCTTGTAAACTAATGGCATCACATAAATTTTGAGCACTTTTTAGCCCCCTGACTTGCATTAATTTCGCAATATTCCATTGTAAAATTTTTCTTGGTAAGTCTTCAGAAACGTCATTAATAGTCTCTTCATACAATTTATTAGGTAAAACTGATAAAAGTGGCTTTATCCAATCATTCATACTTGCACTTCATGGTTTAATTTATTAATATCGTGCCATATGTGGTTCGTGATTTGGCTTTTGGACCTTATAGGGTTTTAGGCCGTTTCTCACAAAAAACAAGGTGACGGTTATTTCTACATGATTAAAAACGTAACAGATGTGACACATAAGTCACGGACAAAGGATATAGCTGAAAAAGAAATTAATCAAGTAAGAGATACACTTAAAGCACTAGAACATGGTTTTCTTATTGCTCTCTGCGAACATACAGGTGTTAGCAGGACCACAGTAACTAGGTTTAAAAATGGCGGAACTATTGGTTCAGATAAGTTCAAATTAATGGAAGTTGCTTTAAGAGATGATTTTTTTACAGGAATAAAAAATGCTTAAAAATTTACTATCAGAACCTTTCGTTTACTTTACACTTTCTTGTATTTGTGTGCTGTTGACAGTAAATCAAGCTGCTGAAATTAAACGCTTAAAGAATCTAAATATTCATTATCGAAATATTATGGCATATGGTTTGTGTGCTGCTCCTGCTGATGCTGACGCTGAAACTTATTATATAAGTAAGGAGATGTAATGAAATTCCCTTCAATTGTAGCGAAACGAGATTTTGAAACGGGCCAACATGCCGCGCTTAGAGGTGTGAGGTTAGAAGATTGTCCATTTCGTTTAGCAGAGCGAATATTATGGTGGCAAAGTGGCTTTCGTGATGCCACTTATAACAATCTACAGCGTGTAGCGCAAGCGAATGCTGCATCTGCAAGTAAACACATTTCTCAACTGCGTTCGCAGCTTAATAAATAGAGTCATTAATGATGAAATGTTTATATCATTATCATTGTTTTCATATTAATGAAAATGGCAGACGCATTGAGTCACATGGCTCTTTTGAATTAGGTTTTTTTATATCTACAAATGCACATTATAGATATGCTATTGAACATCTTGCTGAAGAAATTGGGTGCTCGGTTGAAAATTTAATTGTAACTAATCTTTCATGTTTAAACGTGGAGCGCTCTTAAATATATGAATCCTAAGAACCCTTCACCCGTTTTTGATAAACCTGGTCACCATAAAGCAAGGCCAGCTTTTTTGCGTGCGTGTGGTACGTTTTTAACAAAACGACCTGCCAGCGCATGGGATGGGTGGCAGTTAATTCAGCATGTGATGGGGCGTTCAAAGGTTAATGTTCATGCTTGTAAAGCTATTGATGCTGTTTTTATTGCAATTGCTCATTTTGTTGATTTAAAAAGCGGTGTTGTGCAGGCAAATGTAACGAAAATAGCAGAGCTAACTGGTTTAGTTACTCAAAGCAAGGCAGGTAATGTGTCTATTACACGTTGTTCTCGTGTTATTGAACGCGCGATTGACGCAGGCATTTTAGAAGGCGAACTGGTGTGGGATAAAAAACTGGGGTATTGGTTACCCAAGTTTATTAATGTAACTGATGAGTTTTGGAAGATAGCGCATCCTGAGGGGTTAGCCGGTTATCTACGTGCACGCGAACAACAATTTACATATCAAAACAAAGGTATGGTAGACGGAAACGACTGGCTAACCGTTACACAAGCAAAAGAGATTAGGCGTTTAGCGCATATTAAGTATGCGTTTGAATATCGTAAAAATCAGCAGAGTAGAGCTAAAGCAAGGCGTTTGGCCAAACAGTTAAACGATACTGAGCACAGTAAAATACGAGCAGAAATTGGTAAAAATATTTTAAATGATGTTGATGATTTGCACGGTTTAACACCTGAATCGTTTTCTTCTATGATTAATCAGCGCATTAGTTTATATCGCAAAATTGCAGACGATCCCGACCCTCCTAAGCATTAATTTTGTGCTCCCTTACCTCGCATTCATGTGGGGTTTTTGTTGTTGTATTGCCGCTTTTAGCGGCTTTTTTTTGCCTGTTTTTTGGTGTGTGTAGGCGTAAATAAACGTTTTTATTGTGTGTATTGAATCTATCCACATTTATATGCATGTGCTTTTTTTAAATATACGCGATAGGGCTTTATTTATACGCAAAATCACAGTTATTTATTTACAATAAATAAACTTACACCATTCACATTCTGTGAATAAGAATGCCTAGCGCAGGTTTTTTTTCGCAAGCGAAAAAGCGCTAGATAAACGCGTGAATTGATTTTATGTTTTTATTTAACTTTTGCTTTAGCTGAGCTATTGAGGGCATGTGATTTCTTTCTTTTGTCATTCGACCGTCTTACGTTTGTATGAGAAGGCAGCTGGGTTACCCTGCGGGGCTGTCGCTTCGCTCTGTTTTGCAGGGAATTGATGCGAATTTTTTTACTTGTAAGTTTTATTTGCTATATGTTGTTATTGATTGGTTGCTTTAGCTGGGTATCTAAACTTGTAAGTAATTCGCTCGATGAGCTGCATGATAAAACAGCAGCTTAAATGATAGGTTGTGTATTATAATTTGTATAACGAAGCCACTTATAAAAGTGGCTTTTTTGTTTTAGGCTGTTTGTAATAGTTGCTGTGCATTATAAGCATGCGCACGAGCTTCCATATTAAAAAGTAAAGTGACTGACAAACCGTAATGTTTTGATAAGTTGGCTGCCATTTCTTCACTTAATGAACCACCACATAACAACCGGCTAACCGTTGATTGTGATATACCCATTGTTTTAGCTGCTGCGCTTGCAGATATATTGTTTCTTTCAAAGTATCTTTTAATATGCGCTGATGCTGCCTTGGGTTGTGTGTTTATACCATTGAGTTTAATTTTTTTAATTTCCATTTAATGTTCCTATTATTACTAATAAGATAGGGCGTTAACACGCCCTATATTTAATCGTAACTTTTTAAAGTAATCTCCACTTCATTTCTTTCTGTTAAGCCAATTATTGACACAATTACGTGTTGATAATTTTGTTTGACTGCATAATGAAATGTATTACCGTTGATTTGCATATCGTCATATAGTGTTTGAAGATCTTCTTTTGTATCTGCTGATTGTACAGCATCAATAAAGTAGTCAATTTCTTCTTTTATATAATCCGATAGTTCACCAAAGTTAACGATCAGGTTTTTGAATTTAACTATTTGCATGCAACTACCTTGTCGTTAGTTTCTTCTACAACTTCTGTTCCGTAGAATTAAGTTAATTATATATGCGCCATGCGCATAGCGCAAGCTTTTATTTTGTTTGGTAGTTATTAATATGAAAATGTAGCGACTTACTCGATGTTGTTTAGTAATTCGAGTTGTTTAGATTTTGGTAATAGGTTTATTATTTCAGCAGCCATTTGAACTGTGCTGGTGGTGGGTGGATTTGTGTAATGCTTGAATGTTTCAGAAACAACATAACTTACACCACATTCTTTAGTATTTGTACATACAACATAGAGTTCAGATATACGACTTGTTATTTCATTTCTAGATGTTTGAATTGCTTTACTACCACAGCGTTCACATTTAAAACGTGCCATAAAAGACCTCACTAATATAAATAAAATCTGTAATTATATACAGTTTAAATTTTACCATATTTTAGATGGTGGAACACTGATTATATAAGAAAAATCACTCCTTCTCGCCTCCCGCTTTCGTAAAAAAAATGCGCGTTTTTGACATAAGTTTTGACATAGGTATTTAGCTATTTCTTGATTATTCTGGCCTTCAGAGGATTTGTTTAATGATCGGTATGTCAAAGTTGTGACAACACTTGTCAAAAAGTGACATAAAACTAAGGTGTAAATGTATAAATAAGTATGACTTATCACTTAAGTGATAATTTATTTTGTTAAAGATGGGTTTTAGGTGTAATATATACCTACGTTTATCACTTAATAGATAATAATTTATGAATTATTTAATTCAAGGCAACGAAGATAAAGAAAAAATAGAAATATTGATTTCAAACACTTCGATTAAAAGCGCTAATATTATTGCCGCTATTATCGACCATTTTTGTTTGAACATGACGAAATCTGAAGCGGCGATTTTAAACAATGTTAAGCTTGGTAACTTAAGTCGAGATATTGCAAAAATTAATCATGTAGCGAAAGGGTTTGAAAGAATAAAAGAACTTGATTGGCCTAAATATAAAGAACTAAAAGAAAAGGCTGCTTTAAGCAACCTTTGATGAATTTATTTTCTTTTACTTGGTCTTGAGGCAAACCACCAGGATACAGCCATTATTGTTAAAAATAATAATTGTTGAATGCTATCACTATAAAGCTTAGTAAGTTCTTTTTGCGGTACAGAGTCTAAGCCGTTTACTAATTCATGAATATTACACAACAAAATAAAACTAAATATCAGTAATACTATTGTTAAAATTGGTCGCATTAATCCGCGAATTGCATCAACAAACATTATACCTGTATTTACCGCTCCATTTTTAAGACTTTCTTGGAATGACTGAGCATCAGTGTTATCAACTTGTATTTGACCTTCTAGTTTTAAAGTTTCGCGGTTACTCTTATCTTGCTGTGACTTTTGTTCAGCATTGAATACCGCCATTTTAAATTGATGTGCATTATCAATAACTTTGTTTTTACGTTCTTCAATTTTGTTTAACCAATTACCGAATGTTCCAACAATAGCGCCTAGGCCACCGGTTGAAAATAATTGTAATAAATCATCCATTACGATCTCCTTTTTACGTACTCGTTGACTTAATATTCTCTAATTCGTATGTACCATGTCCGGTATAGCTTTCAGAATTAGGTAATAACCCATATTCAACACATTCATCATCTTCCCATAGCGCATAGTGTGAAACTGTTTCACCCGCAGGAATATTAAATATCGGCGTTAACGTAGCATTGCGAACGCCATTTACCGCTGCACCTAAATTGATGGGTTGATCTGAATAGGGTGTTTTACCGTCGTCAATTTCTTGCTGAGTTAGTGCTCGAATGGTATTTGCTAAACCATTCGCACTGGGTGCGCCTGTGTGAATCGATGCTTTAGTAAAATTAATTGAGTTTGCCCGTTTGTTGTTTGCAAATTCTGTTGTTGCCATAATAATTCTCGCTTAGTTTTTAGTTGCTTTAAATCGTATGTCTTGTTGAAAAACCGTATTCACACCGTGTTGTTTGTCAGTAATGGTCAGTTCGTGATAATACGTACCTGCAAGATGCTCGCTTTCTTCTTTGCTGATATTCAGCACCAGGTTTGCTCCATCAGCTACAATGCTATTACCTAGTGTTTTATTGATTAATATTTGCTTTTTGTTAAAGCTGTATAATTTGTAAGTCGCATTAACTAGTTGTGTTGCATCGACAGGAACGCCATTTCTTGTTAAAGGCACAATTATTTTTTGATCATTTTTTTGCAATAAAGAGCTATCAGAACTCATGTTATAACTTTCCTTTAATCGTTAGTGTGTTATCTATATCGCAATGTATTTGCAGTAAATAAAGTTTTCCTTCAATTGTGATACTGCGTAATAACGCAGTAGTGACATTGCTAGCAGAAAACACGTTAATTGTGTTGCTGTGATGAATGTTTAGTTGTTCGAATGTCGCTTTTATACCAATGAGTGTTGTTGAGTTTTCTGTTTGCGTGCTTATAGTGCTAGATATCGATTTAGTGCCAATAACGCTATGTTGTGCGTTATTATTAAATTCAATTCGGCCAATTTTTTTAAGTAAATTATTAGCAATACCACTAACTGTAAATGTTGTGGTATGTATTGAAGATACGACACTATAACTTGCCTTAAATCCGCTTATTTCGTTATAAGAATGCTGGCTGATGTTGATGTGGTTTTTTGTTGACTTAGTACCATATAAGCTAAAATTTGCTGTATTTATATTTAACAAGTTTGAATGCGCACATTTAAAACCTGTTGCTGTTACTTTATTATTGGTTGATAAGGTAATTGAATTGATGGATTTTTTTGTTGACGTTAAATCAACTGAATGTGCATGAGAAAAAGCCAGTGTTGCGCTATAATTTTCTACATTGATTTGCTCTTCAAAGAAAGCGCCAATGTTTAAAGGGTATAAATCACTAGAAGCTTTAATTGTGTAGCCTTTATTAACAAAGTCTACACACTCATCACTGCTGTAACCGTTTAACTGTGCTGTATTATCTTCAGATGCACATTGTATCGCTGTTAAATTCGATGTATCAAAGTCAGCGTTATCATTGTCAAAAGCTAAGACATTAGTTAAAACAAGCTTATTAACAGATGCGCTGGCTTCCACACCTTTATCTAACCCACCATGAACAACCCCATTTTTTAGGTTTGTGCCTCTGGCCCAGCCTGCTGTGATTACATCTGAACCTCCGCGAGCAACAAAGTATTCTATTAATGAATTTGGATAATAGCCGTTAATAACAATTGCAGATAGGCCATCAGTCTGATTATCAAATACAATACGTTGTGCTGTTAAATAATCTGAATTTAATGTAAACGCGTACAAGTAACGATTAGTTGTTATAACTGTTAAATCATAAATAAATACGGGGCTTGTTAACGCAACAGTTAAGTTGTTAACGGTTGCTAATTCATCTTCGTTATTGCCTTTATACTTAGCTCCGTCTGTGTATATAAAAAGGTTATGTGTATGTGCGCCATTCAGCCTTTGACTGTTGCCTAAATGCCCTTTACACAACATTGTAATGTCATCATTCGCTATGCCTGCTTGTGCTGCCCAACACAAAGCTATAGTTGCATAATCTGGCGAACTCCACCCACTACCAACTTTGAAGCTAAGCATTAGCATCTACTATATAATTAAGTAAAGTAGCAGTATTTACTGTAACGTGACCTATATGATCGTCTTTACTTTGTAGCGCTGAAATCATCGGGTCATCACTTTCAGGTACTCTGAATACTTTAGTGCCGTTCACCAATTCACTTTCTAATTCAAGCGGTAAATCAGTTACATAAATTACTGAAAATGCAGCATTGCTTTTATCGACTTGTTTACCGAGCTGCTGATTTTCAGGAATGATTGATACAATATCACCACGCTTTTTACCCACCGCAGGTTTATCTTGTCGTAATAATAAAATGGCTCTTTTATTAGTTGAATTCATTAGTAACGACCTTTTCCAAAACATTTAACCATCACATAAGATAAAATTACTCGTAGCTTATTTGCTTTATAATGAGTTGCTACACGCTTAAACATTTGATCGGCTTTTTGTTTAGTCTGTATAGCGTTTTCATACATATAATCATGAACAATAGAAGCTTCAAATAAGTCACCAGTAGGACTAGCAAACCACCAAAAAAAACGCGGCACGCTGGCACCGTCTGTTATAAAACCTTTCGGTATTAACATAAAAGGAGATTGCCAATCTTCTAATAGTTGCCACTTATTAGGGCCAATGCGTTTTATTTTAATCATGTTGATTTTCTCTGATCATAGGTTTTCCGTCTTTATTGAATCGTTGATAGTTTATATTCTTGAAACCTAATTCAGATAAAAAGCCTTGAATGTCTTTAAAGTCGTTACGAGTAAACTCACTAATTGAAAGTAAATTCTCTACAGATGGTTGTCCGTTAACAATGGTGATCAAAGCGTTAGCTGTGAAAGGTTGACCGTATTCAGGTGTTTTAATTGCCCTAACTTGTTTTATTTCAAACACCCACCCACCAATTTTTTTTACTCGTTCCATGCGCAATAATCCTAGAATTAACGTTTAAGCTTTAACAGCATTAAAAGGGTTTCTTTCGGGTTCTGTGATAGTTGTTGAGCCAATTTGTTAATGCCGCTGAGTATATGCGGCGCAGAATAAGCAGCAACAGCGATTAAACCTGTTGTTAGGTCCGGGTCTACTTTTGCGTATTTACACAATGCAGCGATTAAATACGCGCATAAAATAGAAACTAAACAATTCATTAAGTAATGAAAAAAAGTAAACTGTTTTTCGCTTAAATACATTTGTACTGTTGCACCTAATATCGATAACATTAACAATTTCCCCCATTGCTTTAGCGACATGAAAAAATCTAAAACATCAATAAAACTCATTAAATAACCTACCTGTTTTCACTTTGTGCAATTAATAAATCTGAATAATTTGGTTCAATAAACGTGATCCAATCTTTTTTGGGCAAGTGGTCGTTTATTTGCGACATTTCTTGCTGAAGCGGTACAACTTCATTGTTGTAGTAACTTGCTGTAATTTTATCTAAGTCACCAAACCCTGGGCTTTCTCCTGAGCTTTGCCCACTTAATGCCTCGCTTGCTCTATGCATGCTAAGCATGTCGTTTAATGTAATGCGTTTAATGCGTTCAAATTCATCTTTTGTAGAAACATCACCAACAGGTATAATTTTTACTGCATTATCAGCCGTGGCGTTAGGTTTTCTATTGTTTAAAAACAGGCTTTTAAAGTTGCCTACCCCTTTTGATGATGCAATTGCTTTTTGTAACGCTGTTTCGTCTTCTGTGCGCAAATTAGGGTCTGCCATAGAAAAAATGAACCCCATATGATTACCATTTTTGAAATATTTACGACGAAACAGTGTGGCATCTTCATTTAATAATGCGGATTGAATACCACCGTAATAGCCTACACGCCCGTAAATCCCTTGTTTGGGGTCATATTCTTTAATATGTATAACGTGATCAGGTTCAAAGTAAACTTTGCTTCCATTGCTTTGTAATTGAGCATAAACACCACGTTGAGTGGTATAGCGCATGTTAATTGCGGGTAAATGTCGCAATTGAATGATGTCACCAAATATGTTGTATACTTTTAAAAAATATGCATTTGCGGACCACAAGTAATCAAAAGATGCTTTACTAAAATTATTTCTTGAGATTAACGGATTCGGTTTTAACCACTTTAAAATCATATTGCGCTTAAAGCGCAAAATAGGTTCATGCTGTGCATTAACGTCAAGTAATTCCACTAAACCTTTTAATGAAATTGGTGGTGAATAAATACCGTCTAAGTCTGCAAAAACACCTAAATAATCGGTCATTCTATTGTGTAAACAAGGCTCAGGATCACCAAAGCTGAATGATTGATAACTTGAATCATCATTGTGTGCTTTTTTAGCTGTTCTACTCTTATTTTTAAAATTTTTATTCAAAATATACTCATCAAAATACGTTTTTTTTAAGCTGCAATAGCAACCGTTGTGGATATACCTTCCATGCCACCTGAAAGCGGTTCATAAAACAGTGCGTGCATAATTGCCCATGCAATATCGGCATGTCCTACGCTTGCTGTTCTGTTACTTACATAACTGACTACATCACCAGATACTTTTTTACGAATATTAATAAAGCCGCTAGCAATTGCAGAAGGGTTGTGATCAAACTCTAATCGTTTATTTGCTATTACGTTTATTGCTTTTTGTACTAGCCTATTTTTTAATATAGGGTTGTAATGCAGTGGCATAGCTTGTGGGAAAAACTTTTGTATTAGCTCAAAAACACCGAGTCCTATGCCCGTTGTATCAACACCGATGTGCACTACATTATATTTTCGCGTTAATTCTTCTATGTCACTTGCCATGCTTTCAAAGTCATTACCCGTTAAATTTAATGTTTCAATAACTCTAAATTTTTCAGATGTATTTGCGGGTAAAGTCATCACAACAACACTTGCATTGTCACGAGTTCGGGCAGGGTCAAAACCAATAACAACGGGTTTCATTGCATAGGGGCGCTCCCAGCTATGGTCAATATCAGTCCATTTGCTTGAATCACCAACACACGCCATAATTTGTTTTAAGCTGAAGGCTGAATGTGCATCGTCTATAAACTTAGTCATGAACAAATTATCGAATTCATCTTTTGAATACTCATTTTCAAGTAAACTAATGTCGATTTTGTCAAAACCTTGCTCAACAACGTCGTAAACCGTTAGACGTTGACGCCATAAGCCATCATCACAAAGCTTGCCTTCTTTTAATGTTTTATAACTTACGTCAAGTTTAAATTCAGGGTCGTTACACGCCTTTGTTTTTCTATACCAATTGCCATTCCATAAATCATACGCTTCATGACTTGTTACAGAAGGTGTTGAAAAATAAGTAACGCGAAACTCTTTATGTGTAGACATTGCTTGAGCAAGCGAACGTAACTGTTTAAATTTAGGTATCCAAAACACTTCATCAATATATAAATCACCACTTGCTGACTGTGCTGTACGTGCGTTAGTTGACTTAAAATACAATGTTGCGGATTTTCCCCCATTTTTTAAAGTAAGCGGTGAGCCGCTCAGTTCTATATCAAAATATTCGCTGCATAATGCAATAATATTGGCTTTGAATATTTCAGCTTGATCGCGAGATGCAGAAATGAATATTTTGTTACGACCATTAACTACAGCATCGTAAAAGGCTTCAAATGCAAAATAGAATGTTGCACCAATTTGTCTTGGCTTTAAGATAAATCGACCACGGTGATCTTTATGAGCAAACCAGTGTTTTTGATGAGGGTATAAAAGTTCTTCTTTTAATTCGTCAAGCATTTCTTTTGTAATGCCTGACACATCATTCTTTATACGTTTTTTACGTCTTCTTTTATTTGTATTGTCACTATTATCGTTTTCATGAAGTCGACTTTTACCAAATTTTTTACCTGTTGGTATGCGTGATTGGTTAAGTGCACATAATTGCTTTGTTAAAAAAGCATGCTCTTTATAGTCACTTTCTGTTTTATCTTCTTTATCTGTAAGTAACACTAAACGACGAGAAATACACGTTTCAGCACTTAAGGAAGGGCAAAAACTTGCCCAGTCGCCTTCGTCTGCCCAACGTCTTAAAGCTCTGGAACTTGGCATTCCTTCAAATGTTGCTATTTCATCAAACGTATAGCCGCCTATCACATAATGATCACGCGCTTTTTTAACTATTTCGTCTGAATATTGTCGAGCCATCTACGAATAAATAAACCGTTTTAACTAAAAGTAAAAACAGTTTATAGCGCATAAAAAAGCAAATCTTTAATTATATATCCTATAAATTCCTAAAAGTTAATTCTAGGAATTTCAAAGGATTAAAGTGTTGGAATCGCAAATTATAACGAGGCAAACTTACGTCATAAAGTAAGTTTTAAACAGTCTTAAATAAAGGTTTATATGTCATTTGGAAGCTTAAGAACAACTCCGCAAGCTATCTCATCAGTCGGGATGACGGTAGATGGACGTGAAGTAACAGAACAGATAATTGACGATATTGTAGAAACGTTTAATCCAGATCGTTATGGCGCAAGAATCAACATTGATCATAATGGAGATTGGAGCGGCTGGGCTGCTGAAACATTGCAGGGCATAAAACTTAATGGCGGCATGTTGGGTGATGTAGTCAGTGTTTCTAAAGAAAAAAATCAAGCAGGAGTTTGGTGTCTACATGCTGTGCTTGCACCTAATCATTCGTTATTACAGCTAAACCAAGCAGATCAGTATGTTTATTACAGTATCGAAATTGATGTAATTGATGAAACTGGAAAATATTATTTAACTGGTTTAGCAATGACAGATAAACCAGCATGCACTTGGACGACAAGAGCAAGATTTAATAAAAATACTGAAGTTGAACGATTCAAATTAAATATAGAACAACAAAATACATCTATGTTCGCGAATATATTTAAAAAATTTCAAAAGGAACAAGCAATGGATATTAAAGAAGTAGAACTTGTAGTTGAACAAAAATTACAAGCATTCAGCCAACAAATCACTGAGAAACTAAATCATTTATCAACTCAATTTTCAACACATCAAAAAAATATTGATGATGAAGAACCGTCAGAACCAGTAACAAAAGAACACTTAAGTGATTTAACAGGCAGTATTGGTGAATTACAACAAAACTACAGTGCTTTAGAAGAAAAAATAACACAAGCGCTTAAGCAACCAAAGCCGGGCACTGAATTTGGTGAAATAGATTCACCAGGTGGCGATGAAATGACGGGCATTCTTTAATTATTCATTAAACCTTGTATATAAACAATTGATTAAATTTAGGTAAATAAAACTATGAAAGCAAAAACTAATACACTGTTTAATGCGATAACTGTTGCATTAGCTGCAACACACGGTGTGTCGAGTATGGCAAAACAGTTCAACGTAGATCCGACAATTGAACAAAAACTTTATGACGAAGTGTACGAATCGGCTGAATTATTACAAATGATAAACACAGTGCCGGTTGATGATTTAGTAGGGCAATCAGTAATGATGACCCAAACAGGCAGTGTAACAGGTCGAGCAGGTGTTGAAACGGATGATTCACAAGAGCGTAATACAACAGATGTGTCTAATTTAACTGATCGAGAATACCGCTGTTACCCCGTTGAATGTGATGTACATTTACCTTGGCCCACGATGGATGCGTGGTCAAAATTCCCCGATTTTCATAAAAAATATCGTGCGCATGTTAAAAAAGCCATTGCATTAGATATGATAAAAGTTGGCTGGAATGGTACACATGCTGCGCCTAAAACTAATAGAACAACACACCCCATGTTACAAGATGTAAATATTGGTTGGTTACAATTATTACGCCGTGACAATTCAGCTAATGTGATTACAGCAGGTGAGCATGCAGATGAAATTAGAATTGGCGAAGGGGGTGACTACGAAAACTTAGATCAAGCGATAAACGATGCGAAAAGTGGCATTCCTTTACATTTGCGCGAAGGTCTTGTGGCCATTGTCGGTGAAGAGTTACTAGCTGAAGACAAAAACAAGCTTTATGCAAAACAAGCGCATACACCCAGCGAAAAAACCAAAATTGAAATGAAACAAGTTATTGAAACATACGGCGGGTTACCTACGTATGAAATTACGTTTTTCCCACCTCGTGGTATTTTGATCACAAGTTTCGAGAATTTAAGTTGGTATTACCAAAATGGTTCAACGCGCACAAGTGTTATCGACAATGTGAAGAAAAAACGCGTAGAAGACTATCAATCACGTAACGATTGTTACTACATTGAAGATTTAGACAAAGCCATTTATTTAGAATCAGACAACATTAAAGTGCCAAACAAAGCCGGTGATGCTTGGGTTTAGCATCTAGTTAAATAAGCAGTGCGTTAATAGCGCACTATTTACTGATTATTAAGAAGAAGGCTTATGAGTTTAGTTAGAAAACATCAACAAACGGTGAAGAAAGTCAGCAATGCTGAACCTAAACCACATGATAAAAAAGTTGAAAAAATACCTGTTAACAACGTAGTGCATCAAAATAATAATGATCCGCTTCGTGATGATGTTATGAAAACGTTTGATTTGTATAAAGCTGCTATTGAAAGCGACTTAGCTCAACTTAAACAGTTTTCTGAGCTTGAACAAAAGCATCAATATAAGCGCGAAGCGCTAGAAAATAACGGTTATTTAGAATACGTAGAACAGTACAAAAAATCAGGGGCAAATCACCCAAATATTGTACTTGCCTGGGTGTTTATTTGGCTTGTTGATTTACAACGCTGGAACAAAGCGCTTGAGCTTTTACCAATAATGTCAGAGCAACAACAACCATTACCCACTCCATTTAAAACTAAAGATTGGGCAACATTTGTAATCGACCAACTTTACGATGTAGGCGCAAAAACATTAGAGAAAGCACCAAAATATAACGAACTGTTTGACATTATTCGCCCATTTTATGTCTTGATTGAATTGTGTGAAAAAAACAACTGGGACATTAACGACATCGTAAAAGGCAAATTGTATGCGGTAGTTGGAAAACTTGAACATTCACAGTTGAATTTTGGTAACGCGTTAAACTTTTACGTAAAAGCGACTGCTATAAACAATAAAGCAGGCGTGAAGAAAGTCGCTAAAGACTTGGCTTTACAGCTAAATGTTGAAATAGAAATTTAAACGTCTCTAACGCCAGTGAGCAACAGCAAAACAATGAAAAACATATTAATACATACTTGTTCATTCGTTTTCGCTGTGGCGCTCACACCTAATTTATGCGGTGAATACAATGAATTTTAATGGTATGCCCTTTGCTGAAACACCCGAAAATAAGGTGCAAAGTGATCCTTTTTTTCCCGAGCTTTGCATAAAAGAATTAACTGAAAATTATGGTGTAGAAACAACATACAGTAGCAACATTGAAATGCTGATTGAAAAGCTTATGCAAGCGGTAGTTTTTGTTAACGACCAATTATCAGAATATCACGTATTACATTGGTCAGAAAATGAAAAACTAGAAGACGTATACGATGCACACATTAACAACGAAAATCGCTTAATTATTCTTTATAAAAAAGCAGTTTATAGCTTAGCAAAAAGTTACTTATTAATTTCAAAATTAGGTGAAACAAACAGAGACAACAAAATAGCGCAACAAGAAAGTGCAGCAGACAATCAAAAGCACTGGCAAACACAATGCTTTGAAGCAATAAGAGCCATGCAAGGTATTAACAGCACTTTATCAGTTGCTTTGTTGTAGCGCGAAAAATGTCGATAAATAAATTACAGCAACTGACAAAACACTTAATTGATGCGCAGTACAACGGCAGAAAGCTTGCGTTACCTTCGCAATTTGACGCTCATATAGAAGGTGGTCGAATAGAGCCGCGCAGCAAAAACATTAATGGTAACGGGTTAATTGCTGCATCTTTTTATTACAGCGCTGTGATTAACATTAACCCTTGTGCGGCCCCTGCTGAATTGATTGCCGCATATGCAAGTTTTTGGATGCATGAGCACTCAGAAAAAGAAGATAGCAGTGATATCGAATTCAGTTGCGATATTAATGACGATGATACTTTTGATATTGAATTAACGATTGAAACGTTTGCCGAAAACATTGAACTGATTGAAAAAGCAAACGGGCCTTTTAGTTTATCGGGCAAGTGCTATGACTTTGGTGAGCAAAGCTTGTGGATTGCTGAAAGTTTTGAATTAAACGTGCAGGTAAAAAAATAAATGCTATCTGTTGGTATACAAACAACAAAAGCTAAACAACAACTTGAGTTATTAACGTTAAACCCGAGAAAACGCAGAAGAATCATGAGAGGTGCAGCACGTAAAGTTAGGCGCAACTCAAAAGCTAGAATTAGAAATCAAAAAGATTTAGCCGGCAAAAATTGGCAACAGCGTTCAAACGGTAAAAAACAAAGAATGTTAAGAAAACTGGGTAAGCACATGCAAGCAAGAAGCACCCCAGATAATGCACAAGTCACTTTCGGTGGTTCAGTGGCAGGAAAAATAGCGAGAGCACATCAAGAAGGTGCTGATTTAGAAATGACTGCAAGCGAAGCGGCCAGAAAATACGGCACACCCGATTACAAAGGCGACGCAACTCAAGGTCAAGCCATAGCATTAAGGCAAGAAGGTTACAAAATAAGACGATCTAAAGGCAAAGGTTGGAAGAAAGCAAGCGTAAAATGGATAAAAGATAATCTAAACAGAGGCCAAGCAGGCAAAATTTTACGAATAATGAAGGGCGGGTAATACCATTGCCCAAACGTTCATTTTTAGGTCAAAACCGAAATGAACTTACGCAATTAAACAATTACATATTAGACGAAGCAACGCGATTAGCTGTTTAAAAAAGGATAAGTAATGAGTCAAGGTCAAGTCAATGTCGCTGCACAGCAAACAGGCAGCGGTGAAACTAAAGAAGTAGAACGCTCCGTGTTGTTTATCGGGGTGGGTAATAAAAACTTACGTCAAGTTGTTGCGATTAATGCGCAATCAGATTTTGATGATTTGATCGGTGAAAGCGATTCACCCTTAAAAACTCAATTAAAATCGTGGGTGATAAATGGTGATGATTTAGTGTCTGGATGGGCAATACCTATTGAAGCTGCTGACGATATACATTCACTGATTGATCATGCAATGGATTTAGATGTTAGCCCTGAAATTATTGTCATTGTAAAAGAAGTAACAGGCAAAGCCGATGTTGAAGCGTATCAAGCCAAAGCATTAGAGATATTATCGATATATGCGCGTAGTGTTCGTTTTTTGGTTGCTGTACCCGGTTGTGACGCTACGGCAAATACAGGGCAAACATGGGCTGAACATTTAGCCGCAATTTCACCTTTACAAGATGAAGTAAAAGCAGAGCGCGTGGCACTCGTTCCCCTATTATTTGGTGACGAATTAGGCGGTGTAACAGGGCGTTTATGTAAGCGCTCAGTAACGATAGCCGATAGCCCTATGCGAGTGAAAACAGGTTCATTGTCATTACTGCCTAAGCCCGTTGATAAAAACGGTACGCCATTAAATAACGCAGTCACAAAAGCACTCGATGCTATTCGTTTTTCGTGCACGCAGTTTTATCCTGATTTTGACGGTGTGTACTTTGGTGATGTCAACATGCTTGACGCTGAAGGCGGTGATTTTCAAAAAATTGAAGATGGTCGCATTGTTGATAAAGCAGCAAGACAAGTAAGAATTATTGGTATCTATCAAATAAAAGACAGACGTTTAAATAATTCTCCAACAGGCGTTGCGTTTGGTAAGCGTATTTTGAGCGCACCGCTGCGCGACATGGCGAAAAGTATCAACATTGGTGAAGATAAATTCCCCGGTGAAATTGAAGAGCCAGCCGAAGATGCAATCAGTTTAAATTGGTTAGATTCAAAAACACTTCAAGTGATTATGAAAGTAACGCCTTATCAGTCAGCCAGCACAATACTTGTTGGCATCATTTTAAATAAATCGTAGTCGTAAGGAATAGATATGACAACCAGTCATTTAACAGGTAAAGATTTTGATGCATTTATCGGCGACAAAATGGTTCATGTTGCTGAAGCAACGGTAAAAATCACCGATGGCCGACAAGTCAAGTATGTTCGCGGCGTGCCAGTGGGTTTTATCGATGGAAAAGTAGAAGCCGAAACAACATTAAAATTTGATCATGAAAACTTTTTATTGCTTGAAGCGCAAGCCAAAAAAGCGGGAAGCTGGAAAGGCATTGAACCCTTTGATATTTCATTTTTAGCTGAAAATAAAGTCGGCTCAAAAAATGTTGAGGCTTTTGGTGTATTGCCCGCGCTAGAAGATATTTTAAACATAAAAGCTGAAGGTGGAGAAGAAGATTTTACAAACGTTAAAGGTATGGTGACCAGTAAAGACTTTATCAAGATTAATGGTATTCCGTATTTGACAACGAAAGAAATTCGCGACTTATAACACAAGTAAAGGTAAAGCATGAGTCAATTAATTATTACCATTGAAGCGCTATTGTCTGCCATGAATGCATTAAATTACAAAGTGTTTGAAGGTGAATTAAATCTAAATATTATTGGTGTACGTCATCAAAATAAACGCGCAAATACGTTTAACGATGTTATGTGCATGCTTTATCAAAAAGATGGTAAATGGCATTTAAAACAATATAAATGCACTACAGACCCCGGTGTGTATTATCGTAAAAAACCACTCAACGTAGACGGCACAGCAATTGTTGTTCCGATGCAACACAGAAGTTTATGGACCTTTGGTTATCACAGAGGGAAATATCCAGCGCTTATACAAAATAAGACTGTCACCGTTTTTCGCGATGGAAACAAGGACGAAGCGATAGACACGGACGTCAACAAACAAGTGGGGTATTTTGGTATTAATTGTCATCGTGCAAGCGCTAATACCGAATCAAAACTTGTAGATAAATGGAGTGCGGGTTGTCAAGTGTTCGCTAACCCGCAAGATTACGACGAATTCATGACGATTTGTAATGAATCAGCAGTATTACACGGCAACACCTTTACTTATACGTTACTAGAACAACATCAACTAATTAATTAACGAGAATATCATGGCATTTGATCAAAAAGTAGAACTAGAAGTTAACGATGTAGAATTAGCCTTTAATTTGAATGTTACAGCTTACAACAAATATCAAAATTCAACATCGATGGTAAACAAAGTACAGCCTGCTACCAATTTTTTAATGGCGGTTGTTGATGATGAATCAAAAGCTGAACTTAAAAAAATCATTAAAGCGCCGGGTGCGGCTTTGCATATTGCTGCTGCCGTTGTTGATGAGTATCAACCAGAGTTTAACATTACAGTAAAAAAATCGAACAGCGAGCAAGAAAATACGGATTAAACCCTGTAGATAGAATGCTCGCATATCATGCGAAATGGTTACCGAACATAAAAATTACTGACGAAAGCTTAGCGCAAGCGTTGTTTTTAGAGCAAGAAAGCCAAAAAAATCACGCAATCGCAATTAACAACGGTATTTGTATGTTCTTTGAAAATACTTAGACAATACTTAGGCAACTTACAGGTAACATAATGAATAAAGTTAAATCACTAAAAACGTTAGGTTTATATGTTTTATCTGCAAGTTTGTCTTGGTTGTTACTCACCACATTTTTTACCCAAATTTACAGTTAAAAGGTAGGGTATGAGCGGTTTAAGCAAGCTTGAAAAATTAATGTACTCCATTGGTGTTATTGATAAGGCCACTGGCCCTGTTAATAAAATCATGGGTAAAATTAATCAACTTAGCGCACAAGCAGGTAATGCTCAAAACCAAATGATGAAGGGTTTCGTGGGGGCCGCTGGTGGCGCCATGATGCTTGTCGGCTCATTAAACCCTGCAATTGCTGCTAATCAAAGCTTGGGCGAAGTTAAATCCCTTGGCGTTGCTGAACAATCATTACAACAACTCAACAACACATCAATAGACTTTACTGCAAAATACGGGGGTAATGCTGCTAACGTCATCAGTGCATCTTATGACATACAATCATCAATTGCAGGCTTAACAGGTGACGAATTAAGCTCATTTACCAATGCTTCTGCAATCATGGCGAAAGGCACAAAGTCAGACGCTTCAACGGCGACAAATTACTTAGGCACGATGTACGGCATTTATCAAAATAATGCTAAAGACATGGGTAAAACACAGTGGGTAGAGCAGCTTGCAGGGCAAACGGCCAGCGCTGTACGCATGTTCAAAACAAATGGTAATGAAATGTCGGGCGCTTTTACAAGTTTGGGCGCAGGTGCACAAAGTCATGGTATTGAAATGGCTGAATCAATGGCGGTACTCGGACAACTGCAATCAACGATGTCGGGCAGTGAAGCTGGCACAAAATATAAAGCATTTTTAGCTGGTGTCGGTAATGCGCAAAAATTATTAGGTGTAGAGCTAACAGACAATTACGGCAAGCTTTTACCTATGCCTGCTGTTTTAGATAACTTGTATAGTAAATTTGGTTTAATTGATACCGTTGCTAAATCAGACGCCCTTAAAAAAGCATTTGGTAGCGATGAGGCGGTCGGATTAATCAAACTCTTACTACCACAGGTTGACCAACTCAAAAATAACATTAACGACTTAAATCAACAAACCAGCATGCAAACTGCCATTGATATGGCGAATGCACAAACCGACGCGTGGCAACGGTTAAGCGGTGGTTTTAGTGCCGCAGGTACAACGCTAGGGCAAGCAGTATTGCCGATTATTGAACCCGTTGTTGAAGTGCTTGGCTATATGTTGAGAGGGGTTGTTTGGCTTAGTCGAGAGTTTCCGTTTTTAACGGGCGTTTTGGCAACAACTGTTGTAGGCATTACCGGGTTAATTATCGCGATGGGCATTATGAATATGGCGATCGGTTTTTCAAAATTCGGCATGATCGGGCTAACGGGCACGACAGGCCTATTAACAAAAGCTATCTCATTGTATTCGTCTGCAATGAATGTGAGCACATTAGCGCTTTCTCGTTTTCAAATAACCGCGGCATTTTCAGGGGGATATCTTGGCGCTTTTAGAGCGTTAATGATGGGTGCTATTCGTAGCGTATGGACATTTAATGCGGCTTTACTTGCTAACCCTATCACATGGGTTGTTGCGGCGGCGGTTGGATTAGCTGTTGTTATTTATAAGTACTGGGAGCCAATCAAAGCCTTCATGGCGGGTTTTTGGCAAGGCTTTATAACAGGTTTTGCTCCTGTTATTGACGTGTTTTCTACACTATCAACTGAATTATCGTTCATCGGTGACTTATTTTCATGGCTGGGCGATACAGTAAGCAGTATAGCTAAGTGGTTTGGCGAGTTATTGACGCCCGTAAACGCATCAAATGAAGCCTTGTTATCTGCAACAAATACAGGTGAACGCTTTGGTGAAACACTAGGCCATGCCTTTAACATCATAATGACCCCCCTCAAAGCGTGGATATCACTCATTACCAAAGGTATTAATTTAGTTAAATCGGCAACAGGCTGGGTATCAAGCTTATTCGGTGATGACACTGACATTAACGCAAATAAAGCAATACAACATAGTATTGAGCACTTGCCCAGCAACGTAATACCGTTTGATGCGTTAAATAGCACTAATCAACACCATACGCCGACAAATTTTGTGGAACAGC